GAGGTGCTGAATCTTCATTTGAAGGCCGAACTGCGAAGCAAAGTCGGCCATTTTGATAACGGCGTCCTTGTTGCCACGTCGAAAGTGGTTCGAGAAATCGGGTCTAAATTCTTGGCTCATGCAATGAGTTCGCGGGCTTGTTGGATGCCTCCGACCTTCTGGATGGCTCCCGCTGCCTTGTCGGCCATCTCTGCCGCCATTGCGGCCTGTTGGGCTTCTGCGGCCTGTTGGCGTTGCGCGTCGCGGATTTCCTCGGGCTTGAGCCATTCGGCAGGCATGCCGTTCGCGAGAGCCTTGGCGCGCTCCATCGCGTCGAAATCGTAGTTGTCCAGCACGCCGGGAACCAAGTTCGCAATCGCAATGGTTTCTTCCATCGTGCGAGTCGCGGCCATGTTGCGCTGTGCTCGAATCGCCAAAGCGAGCCGACCTTGAAGCACGACCTTCGGCATGGCAACGCGACCGCTGGCAGGATTGCCACCAAGGAATGCTTCGGGCGGAGGCGGGGGAAGCTGGCCCGATTCGGCAAGTAGTGTGAAAACGTGCTGCATCATCGGCTGTACTTCCTCGACGGCGTCGCGCGAGAAAGCGGGTGTGATGAGGGTCAGGCGCTCGCCTGCGCGTTCTGCGACCTCGCGGGCCGTCATTTGACGGTCGAGATTTGCGAACATTTGGAACAGTTCCACATGGAACTTGGTCTGAATGGCGAGCTTCTTTTGCTCCACGATCCATTGCGCGGTCTTGAGGTCGGCGGGCTGATAGAGCGGACGCGGCCAGCGATCCGCCGCAACGTTCTGGTTCACGTAGTTCACGCCACGCGCCGTCATGATTAGCTGCCCTTCGAGTTCGTCGGGTGCCATCATGGGCGGGTCAATGGCGCGCTCCACCATGACATCGAGCATGGCATGCAAGAAGTTGTTCTGCTTCACTTCCGGGAGCGCCAGAATGCCCGGAGAGTAGCCCCAAGGGCACGTTGCACCAAGGGCCGACCATTTCAGATAACGGGCCGCAAAGATCGGCATCGAGGCAAAGCCGGACTCCTTGAGCATTTGCTTCGAGGCAATGCAGACCCAGCACGACGCCACCGGCATGAAGATGGAGGCGGCAGGATTGGCCGTCTCGGGAATGTCGGCCCGGTCGCGCTCGTAGATGGCGTGAAGGACATCAAATTCCTTGCCTGCTCCGCCGTTCTTTTCGACTGCCCAGGCCTCGCGCATGTCTTTTGTCAGCGCTTCCTCGCCCATGAGTTCGACGATACGGGAAGGCGCGAGCTTGTGGCGGCGGTAAAAGCCCGTCACTTCGCCGAAAATGTTCTCTTCGATGCAGTAGGTGCCAATCGGAAAAGACTCGAAGCGAAGGCGACCGTTGCGCATTTCGGCCAGCATGGCCGTGGTGCCGTGCGCGCATTTGGTCAGAAGGTTTTCATGACGCGAAGTGTAGTAATTGGAGTTCGCGAGCAGTTCTTGCGCGACGTGCGAGGCCTCCTGTGTCCACAGCTTGACGGCATCGGTTGCCCGTTGGTTCGACGGCGCGGCGAATTGAAACCACTCCTCGCTTGCGGAGGTCGTCCACGACATGAGGCCCGCCGCCATTGTCTGCAAGGCATCGCTGCCCGTCGTGTCAAACATGCGAGCCTCAACGCCTTTGTCTGGCGTGACGCGCTGCACCGTAATGCCAGCGTGTCGAGGGCTGATCTTCTCGGCCACTTCCTGCCACAAGGCATCAAAGGGCGCGCGGTCGCCTTCGAGGCGCTCGAACTTCTTGACCAGCTTTTCCGCCTTCGCTTTCTCGCGGGCGGCATAAATGGTCTTGGCGTCTTTGGGTTCTTCGGTCATGGCATGCTTTGGCCTTGCGGAACCTGCCCGAGAATGGTTTTTGGCTGTGCGGCCTGCCCGAGAATGGTTGAGCGAATGCCCTTCTTGCGTTGCTGCATCGCGGCGGCGTCGGTCGTGCCCTGTTGGACATCTTCACGCACCGGCAATGGAGCAGGAGGCGGAGGGGGTGGAGCTTGCGGTTTTGGCATGAATCCCATGGCAGCAGAGTCTTTGGAGTTCTCGGAACTCCCAAAGTCGGGGGAAACCGCGTCTGGAATAGCAAGCGAATTTTGTCTCACGCGGGCAAACGCGGAAGAACTCCGCCAAGTCACCGGCAGCGATCCAGACGCACCAACAATCGCCGTCCGGGTCGGAAAGCTCCAGATTGCCCCATTCGGCCCATGTCCAGTCAGAGCGGACAAGGCGCGCCATCACGAAAGCGGCAGGAGACGCCCACACGTAGCCGCTGCGCAGATGGGCCGCTAGATCGGCCTCGAAGGTATGGCCTGCCGCAAAGTGCGAGGCGTAGAGGGCGGCGATTGCTTGCTGGACGTTCATAAGCTCGCCAATCCACCAACCGCCACCGTGCCGCGCCGTTTCTCCCTTGGCGTCTCATCGGCTCGCAGGTTCCCGACAAGGTAGCCCTGTTCATCGGCAGCGCCAAACGTCACCATAGCGTCGGCCCCGTGCGAGTTCACATCATGCAGCGGAAGTGCCCGCAACGCGCCAGAAGCCGCCTTTGGCTGCGTCCGGTAGTTCGTCAAGCATCCAAGGCCCGAAGGCAGCTTTTCGCCGAAAGCGTCGATCTGCGGCTTCTCGCAGGCCGGATCAAACCACATGCGCGGGATTCGGTCACGCACGGCGTTGATGCCGTCCCACTTGTCGCCAGCTATCGGAATGGTGATGATCTTGTGATTCGGCACGCCAGCCGCGACAAGCTGCGAGCGGTAAGTGACCGATGAGCCACGGTCGCGATAGTCCACGTCATGCGGGAAGAAGTGAGTCGAGAACGATAGGCCTAGCTCTTGCTCAAACTGGCGAATGACCTCCGCAGCCCGGACAGCGCCCGCGCCGGTTGTGAAAAAGAACCGATGCCACAGGATGTCACGAAAGACCTGTTGGCCTACCCAGCAAGAGAGGCCGTCGTTCCCGATGTCCCAAAACGACCAAAGCGGGCGGTTTGCCTCGACGGTCAACGGTCGGACACGGCCCTTGCTTTTGACGGTTACGACCTGCGGGAAGATTTGACCCGACACGACCACGCGAATTGCCTCCTCGGCGATGGTCGGGAACTGCGTCCACACGTCGTCTTTCTGCTCATGTCTCTTTTTCTCATACCAAGCCCAGCGCGAGGCCGGAATGCTGATGCCGTGCTTTCCCTGCATCTCGGCAGCGTATTTCAGCACCTCGTCAGACTGCGGGACGTGGCCGGGAAGATCGTAAGACGGGTGCCCATACCACGGGAAGAAATGGAGCCTCCAATCCATGCGCGAGAGCGGTTTGCCCACCATCGAGAGCGCAAGGTCGAACAGGTCGCGTGCTGGCGTGCCCTCTCCGCCTTCCATGGTCGTCTCTACGTCGATGACGCCATGCGCCCCAATGGCGTTCAGGGTGCCTCGCTTGACCTTGCGGGCGCGATCCGGCGCATGGGCAGACTGCGGCCCTGCTTCGGACCAGTGAATGCGGCGCGGTGTTCCACCCATGAAGGAGGTCGAGGCCTCCATGCAAGAGCCGTTCGACCATTCCAGCCGTTCCGTCGTGTCCTTCACCAGCTTTAGCCCTTTGTGAATCTGTGCCCAAATGTGCGCAATGACAGGGTTCGGATGCTTTGGCCCGTCCTTCCATGCCCGCCGTGCAATGTCGAGCTTCTTAAGCGCGTCGTCCTCGCGGTAGTCCACAATGGCGCAATGGGTATTCGGGACCGTCAAGGCCTCGTCGAAGTTGTCCAAGACAATCAGCGTGGACATGCCCAGCTTTCGAGCCTTCGGGACAAAGTTCCGCGTGTGGCGCTCGCGAAGGAACTGCTCTTGTTCCGCGCGCATCACGAAGGGAATCAAACCGCCGTCCTCGTCGTCCTCGGGCAAGATCAGCATAAGGTTGTTCAAGCGCCATCGCTTGTCGCCCAGGCACGCGGCCATTTCCTCGGCTGTGACGGTGGCGGTCATTGGGTGCGTTTTGCAGGTCGTCCTCTACGAATGGTATGCGGCGCGCGTAGCTGGCGCTGAATGGATACGCATTTCAGGCTAACGCCAAACCGCTCCGCGATGTCGCGGCTCTGCATACTCCAATCCACCGCGCTCCATTCTGAGGGAAGCGGGTGGCGTTTCTTTGTGCCGCATTTGGTAGCGCAGGCGTCGCAGTAATTACGCTCCACGTTCGGCGCTCCGCACTTTTCGCAGCGGCCCTCGGCCCGATAACGCAATTGAAGTCGCCGTTGAGGTGACATGATTGTTTTGCGCGTGCTCATGGTTTGGCTTTGAAGACTTTCGCCACCACTGCCGCGAGGTCGGGCAGCACAACGTCAATGTGGCCCGTGTGTCGGACCTCCTCGGGTTCGTAGTAGGCGGCAGCTTTTCCAATCTCTCGAAGCGCGCCGGTTGCGGCTGAATAATCCTCCGCAGTCTCGGCCTTGTCGGCAATCTGTTCAAGTCGATCAAGCCAGCGGTCCCGCGTCAGCTCGAACTTGCGATCTGCTTTCTCGCCGACCTTTTTTCTCAATTCTGCGATTCTTACGGCCACCTTACTCCCGGCGCGGCAAAGCTCAGACGCCCGAACGTAAGCGTTGTTTTCGCTGCAACCGGACGGGCTTACGTGCTCCATGTAGGCCTGACCCTGCGGCATGCCGAGAGCCACAGCTTGCGCAAATGCTTCATGTTTCGGGTTCTTCAATGCGGGCATGCTCGTATCGGGTTA